AGCAATGCTCCGTCTTTCCGAAGGGTTCCAATGACGATCTTGTTGACACTGTTTCTCAGGCATTACGTTATCTCCGTGACCAAGGCTTCGCGCTCCGCCGCAGCGAATACGCAGATGCGGCAGCCGAAGAAATGGCATACACTGGGCGAAGTTCGAATGTTCCGCTTTATCAAACATAGGTAATCTATGGCTCGCACTGGCAGCGTTAAGATGGAAGGTCCTTACCCACAACTGGTAAGGCCTCAGCTTGCCTTGAACGAACCAGAGCCATTAGAACAAACCAAGAACATTGTGGTGGAAGACGGTGCTATCAAGATTGATAACGCCGATGGCACCACGACCATTGACCTCAATCCGAGTGCTGACGCCTTGGCGGGAAGGGATGGTGGGCCGGAAGACAATGGCTTCTCCGCCAATCTGACCAAGAAGATGGATGAGGGGAGGCTCTCCAGAATCGCTACCGATCTATTGGAGGGAGTCCAGCGGGATGATGATTCACGAAAGGAATGGTTGGAAACACGGGCCTTAGGCATTGGCCTATTGGGTCTCAAGCTGGAAAAGCCGCGCTCTGATGCAGGGGCATCTTCGGCTCCTTTGGAAGGCATGTCTACGGTCAGGCACCCCCTTCTCTTGGAAGCCACCGTTTCGTTTCAGGCAACTGCCCGAGCCGAACTCCTCCCTGCCGCAGGCCCTGTGAAAGTCCGGAATGACACTCCGTTTCCGCCCTCCGAGATTATTGCGGCGACCCTCCCGAAGCCGCCGCCTCCACCAGACCCTAGCGGCCTATCGCCTCCGCCAGAGCCTCCGTTACCGCCAGCGGATGGCCCAGACAGTTTGGCCCAGGCCCTAGAGAAGGACTTCAATCATTACCTGACCAGTGTGGCGACCGAGTATGTCCCCGACACAGACCGAATGCTGTTCTATGTTGGCTTTGGCGGGGATGGTTTTAAGAAGGTCTATAACTGCCCGCTGCGCAGGCGGCCTGTTTCTGAAAGCATTGATGCGGAAGACCTGATCGTTTCCAACGCCTCGACCGACCTGCACAACTGTATGAGGATCACCCACCGCATCAAGATGCGGAAGTCCATCCTGAAGCGGATGCAAATCCTCGGCGTTTACCGGGATGTTGATCTTTCGGTGCCTACCGCCCTACCACAGAATAATCCTGTGGATAAGATGAAGATGGAGATCGCGGGCCAGAGTGCTACCGTGAAGCTTCCAGAGGACCGAGACTACGAAATATACGAAATTTACTGCGAGCTAGACATCGATGAGTTCGCCCCAAAACGCTTTAAAGGCAAAGGCTTACCGCTTCCCTATCGAGTAACTATCGAGAAAGAAAGCCGTCAGATTTTAGACATCAGGCGGAATTGGGAAGAAAAAGACAAGGAGTGTATGGCGAAGCGTTACTTCGTCCAGTTCCCGCTGATCCGTGGGCTTGGCTTCTATGGTCTTGGTTACATTCATCTTTTGGGTAATACCACAGTGGCTTTGACCGCTGCGTGGCGGCTTCAGCTTGACAATGGAATGTTCTCAAACTTCCCCGGATTTTTGTACGCTAAGGGTATTGGCCGCCAGTACACCAACCAGTTCCGGGTTCCGCCCGGTGGCGGTGTCCCCATTGACGTAGGAGCCAATGGCAATATTCGTGATGCGGTGATGCCGCTGCCTTACAAGGAAACGGGTCCATCCTTCTCTGCCTTCTCCACCCATGTCGAGGAAGTGGGCCGCAGGTTGGCCTCCACCGCCAATATCAATGTGGGGGAGGGCAAGCAGGATGCCCCGGTTGGCACCACGCTGGCCCTGATTGAGCAGGCCTCCAAGGTGATGGACTCGGCCCATAAGCGGCTTCATGCCGCTCAGGCAGAAGAGTTTGGCCTGTTGAAGGAGCGGTTCAAGGAAGACCCCGAAGCCTTCTGGCGGCACAACAAGAAGACCACGGTGCCGTGGGTCAAGGAGCAATTCCTTAAGGCATTGGAAGATCACAACATTGTTCCGGTGGCTGATCCGAACAACCCGACCTCGCTGCACCGCATGGCCAAGGCCATGGCGATCAAGGAACTCCAGAAGGCCAGCCCAGAGCTGTACGATCCAATGAGCGTGGATCGCCGGGTGATGTCCATTGCCGATATCGATCCGGAAGGTCTGTTCCGTCCGAAACCGGCTGCCCCGCCGCCTGACCCGCGTATGGAAGCGATCAAGACCAAGGCGGCTGCCTCGGATCGTCAGAACCAAATCCAATTGCTGGAGGCCAAGATCAAGGCAGCTACCGCCCATGATCAGCTGGCGGACAAGGAGAAGGATCGTATCTCCCGCGAGCGACTAGAGGAAATGCGTATCCAGCTTGAGATGCTCAAGATGGGCCGAGAGGCAGAGGCGCAGCAGGCAGAAGGTCGGATTGAGGCGGTCAAGGCGCAGCAGGAGATGCAGGGCGAGATTGCCAAACGGGCTCAGGACCTTCATCTCAGTGCGGCTGAAACCATGCTCAAACTGACTCACGACAACCAGTCCAAGCATGTGGAGCGGCAATTTGATACCCAGCAGCTCCAGCATGAGGACGAGATGGCCCAGCGCCGCCACGAGGCGGAAGCCAACCGGGAACATGAGAAGCATCAACAGACGATGCGTCATGCCCAAGAAATGCATGAAGCCAAACTGGAAGCGGCCAAGAAGATGGCAACGGTCGCAAAACGTGCTAAAAGTAAACCTTCAGAGGGGAAGAAGTAATGTCACATATCCATAAGGGCGACGCCAAGAGCACTCGCTCAGCCAAGGTTTCCAAGATGGTGGGTCCGGGTGCGGCCCAGCGATTTATTCATCCAGAGGATAAGGCTGCCAATATGGCATATACTGAGAACAAGAAGCTTGATCCGTTAACCCAACCGAACAGGGGACCTAAGTAATGGCTCATCCGTATCAGCAGTACCGCGAGAAGCATCCAGGCCAGAAGCGGGCCAAGGAGCGGGTTCGTGGGTTCGCCAGCGGTGGATCGGTTTCTAAAGATGCCAGCATTGGGAAGAAGGCATTGGCCCTGCATTCCGCTGAGCACAAGGAACTGAAGGCGGAAGGCAAGAAGGATGGGGGTCGTCTGGACAAATATGCTCGCGGCGGTAAGGCCAAGGGCAAGAAGGGCAGTCACACTAAGATCAATATTATGGTCGCCCCCAAGCTTGGTAATGAGGCTCCCCTTCCCGTGCCGCCTGCGGCTATGGGGGCAGCACCGCCTCCGATGCCTCCGAAGATGCCTCTTGGCCCGCCTGCGGGTGGACCGATGGGTGGTCCCATGGGTGGACCGCCAATGAAGCGTGGCGGCAAGGTTGGAATGAAGGCGGGGGCCGATTCGGGTGAGGGGCGTCTCCAGAAGGCAAGGGCCTATAAACGATGACGCATATTCTTGCTGCACTGATCTGGGGGGTCGTTAACGCAACCATGGTCTGTAAGACCTCCGGTAGTCCTTTTGACAACAGCTACCGGGCACCCTGGACTGATTAAATGCCCAAGACACGGTTCCACCTGCTCCTAGAGGAGCGGGTGAAGGAGGCCATTACGGCCAATATGGAAGCAATTGTCGGTGGACAACCCAAGGATTTCCCCACTTATCGTGAAGCGGTGGGTTACATCCGGGGCTTAAATGATGCTCTAACCCTCTGCGAACAACTCGAAGAGGACCTCAATAAATGAGCGTAACGCTCCCCCGCCAAGCTATTGATTTCGTTTCCCAGTCTGAAAATCCCAAGCTGGAGATGATCAAGAAGGTCGGTGACCTATCCAAGATCAGTGTGATGTATAATATGGTTCTGGTGGCCCAGTATGTCCGCCCCAACAAGACCAAGGGCGGCATTCTTCTGGCCCAGCAGACCCTTGAGGAAGATGTCTGGCAGGGCAAGGTGGGGCTGGTGATGAAGCTTGGTCCCAATGCCTTTCAGGATGATCAGGATATGTCCTTCTATGGTCAGAAGGCAGAAGTTGGGGAATGGGTGGTGTATAAGACCGGTGATGCGTGGCAGTTGCAGATTGGGGAATGGCCCTGCCGCCTCGTAAGGGATTCTAGTATCAAGCTAAAACTTGACGACCCCACAATTGTTCTTTAAGAGGTTCTTATGCCAAGGCTAAAACCGCCTCCAGGACGTAATGCTTCGGCCCGCGTCGCTGAGGTGCCTGATAATGAGACCACGGATGTACTGGCTCAAGATCAGGATAATGAAATAGTAATCGAGGATAATTCTCCCCAAGAGGAGGATGCCTCGGTTGCGTTCCAGAAGCAGATTGATGCGCTCAAGCGATCTGAGCAGGCAGCCCGAGAGCGGGCTGAGCAGGCCAATCGGGAGCGTGAAGAGGCCATTACCCGTGCCAAAGCGCGTGAAGCGGAGGTTAATCAACTCCGGAAAACGACCGTTGAAAGTCAAGTTGAGGCTATATCCTCATCCCTTGCTGCCGCTAACTCTGCCGCCATGGCTGCTCAGCACGAGCTTGCACAGGCCATTGAGGAAGCCAACGTCCAAGCCCAAGTGGCGGCCCATCGGAAGCTGGCCAAAGCCGAGGCCGATATCGCCACACTGGAGGCGGGAAAGGCTGAGCTTGAGGAGCGTGCCAAGGCTCCGGTGGTTGAAGCTCCTCAGGAGCGTAGCGATCCTCTAGCGGCTCTGCCGCCAAATGCTCAGGCTCTGCTTCGTGCGAGGCCGGATTACATGTCCAATCCTCGCCTGAACGCCAAGCTGAACGCCATCCATTACGATCTTCTCGATGAAGGCTATGAAGCCTACAGTGATGAATACATTGAGATTATCCGGGAGCGGATGGAACCGAAGCGTAAGGCTCCAGTCGAAGAACCAGAGGAAGAAGACGTTCAACCGCAGAGAAGGGCCACCGTGAGCGCACCAGTCAGTCGAGAGGCCCCTGTCACCAGCAGCGGCGAACGTCCAGGCAGGATTACCTTGACGGCTCTTCAGAAAGAGGCGGCCAAGATCGCTGGTATCACTGAAGTGGAATATGCCAAGAATCTTCAACGGCTGAAGGCTGAGAAAGCCAACGGCAATTATACAGGCGGGCAGTAATGGGTAGACCTCCGAAAGCGGCTGGTGTGGAACGTGAAGAGGCTCACGAGTCCCCGAGGCACAAGATGAAGATGCGTCCCAACTGGGAAACGATGGCTCCGGAAGACAATGCGGATACCCCGGATCGGCTTCGTATTCCCCGCTCGGACATTCCGGAGGGGATGGATTTGCTGTGGGTAACCGACTCTATCTACGGGCAACCCCAGACCCAGCGCCGGGCAGACTTCGAGAAGAAGGGCTGGACCCCGGTTTATCAGGAAGACTTTGACGGTCGATATAATGGCCGGTTTATGCCGTCCGATAGGGACGGCGAGATCAATGTGGATGGCTGTGTGTTGATGGCCCGTCCTCTGGAGCTGAGCAATCGAGCTAAGCTGAAGGAGCGCCGGGCTGCTCTGGAGCAGGTGGCTGTGAAGGAGCAGGCGCTCCGTGGCGGTGACATTGGAGTCTCGCTTGACACTAGCCA